GCATTTTTCTCTCGACCATGTGTAGCGTCTTTACGTCCATTTCTCAACAATTCAACTATGGACTCTTGCTCATTGGTTCGGTCAATGCATTGATCTCTTTCTTGTTGGCAATTGTCAATTATCTCAAGTTGGATGCAGCAGCGGAAGCGCATCACATTTCTAGCACCCATTTTTCGAGACTTAAAATCTTGCTGGAGTTTACGTCAGGCGAGACACTTCTCTTTGAAAATCCGTTGCTTCAACCCAACGGTCTAGAAAGAGAAGTGGAACATTGGGCGAGTATCCACCAAACCATGCCCGACATGGAAAACCAAAAATACGAATTCACGATCAAAGTCAATGACCAAATCAAAGAACTAAAAGATTCTCTGGTCAAAAACTTACAGGAGAAAATCGACACCATACGCGAAAAGGTCATCGAAATACGTGAGAATAATCGTTTCGCCATACCTAAGACCATTATGAACGATTATCCTATTATTTACAACATCAACATTTTTTCTTTTATCAAAACGGTGGATGATTATCGGATGGGTATCATTAGCACTCTGAAGAATGTATTGAACGAACTTTATTTTCTGAGCACAAAAGAAAATGCGGATCGTGGACGAGTCATTTCGTTGTATCAACAGAAAAATAACATGATCAATGAACTGATTTTATTATCGAGCACCTATCATTTGATAGACATTATGTTTCAACAGGAAATCAAAAACAACAACTTGTATAAAAAACATCGATTTCGGTTCTTTGTCCAGTATGTCTTGGATTTTTTCGGTTCTACGCGGTCCGTCTTACCTTCCGACTATAAAAATCCTTACGATTGCGGGTTTCGTGACAACGAACGGTCCTTGTTACGAAAAATATTGAATGTTTAGATCTTGATTTTTATTAAATTTGTCTTTAAATTTGGGTTAATTGAAAAATGTTATAAGATGCATTGTTAAAGTATTGCATGTCTAAGATAATATCCGATTTTTTCATTTTGGTATATTTTTCGTCGTATAATTCACTTCCAGGGGTAGTCAGAAGTGTATAAATATTGTTAGGATCATTCTTAATCGTATTCACGCCATAGACCCGGTTGTTCATCGTGATGGGATTGTAATTTCGTAGTCCTTCTCGTTGATTCACCGAGACATAGATCAGAAACACGATCAATAACAAAATTATTTTTATCATTATTATATTAGTATATATAATGTCTGTGAATTCTTCGTCTATGAATTCTTCGGATTTAGTAGAGGAAACAAGCAAATTCTTCAACCTAAAAGAAACAGACAACCTGAAAGAAACGGACGACCTAAATCCAGGGTCAACGGACGACCTGAAAGAAACAGACGATCTAAATCCAGATCTAAACCATGAATTGGTAGATGCAACGGTAGATACGTCGGAGACGGTGGGAACAGACCTAACGGGTGTCTCGATTCAGAAGGACCCCTCTTCCGAATCTGTGAATTTTTCTGGTCCAGACTATTCTACTAGTTTTTGTAGACCGAGACATCCCGAGTCTACCATGGGCACGACCGTGAGTTCGTGGATCTTGAAGATTGCCAAAACGTTTGACATAGGCGGCGTTTCATGGCATCCACACATCATCGCAGTAGGTTCTTTTGGAACGATTCTGTTGATTCTATTTTTATGGACGTATATCAAAGACCCAAACCTGATCAAATCAGGGTTGACCGGTGGTTTACGATTACTTTGGTATGGATTCATTTTTTTTCTAATTATTTCTGTGTTTATTCTGTTGATTCACCTTCTTTATTACATCGCCTATTTTTTTGAACTCACGGTTCACTATTTCCACCTCACGGTAAATCCTTTATTGAATGAACGCGTGAGGTCTGCGTGTTGTTTTTTTAGTGATTATGTGAATTGGTTGATCTTTTATCCTTCGATTGTTTACTTTTTGATTTGTTTTGGACTATTGGTGGTATTCGATGTGCTCGTATTACTACCCACCCTTGGTTTTCTTGGATTTTTGGTTGGATTTCTATTTAGTTTACTAGGACGACGATCAGAACACGTTTCGGAAGGCACATTCACCGATCTATTGAAACACCCAACGTTAAATGGTGCTCTTAAAGAAGGCGCCGTCAATATTCAAAAAAGCGTAGATAAATTGACGGGTGTCTTTAAAAATACCAATCCTTCACCTTCGGTTCCTTCGATTCCTTTACCTCCATTCCCTTCGATTCAATCTCTTCAATCTGTGGCGAAGTCTGATGTCAAGTAAAATAGGCGTAGAATAGAATCCCCGTATCTTTTTTTCAATTCTTTTAGAAAATGCACACTTCGTTCACCCAATCTCTTCTTCTTTGCATACTCTTCCAAGGAGAAAAGAGGAATCGTATCCACCTTTTCTCTCAATGTCTCTAGTTCAGGAGATAGACGAGGAGACTGTTTCATGTTCGCCATGACCGCCAAGATCATCGTAGGGGGTTGCTCGTTGATCCATAGAACAAAGTCAGAGTCCGCCCATTGAAATAAATCCCATTCAAAAGAATGATTCCTTTCAAATACTTTCGATGGGTTGAAACGAAGCATGTCTTGTTCTTCATGATGGGAAGGATGGTATTCCCTTTCTTTCCACAGGGCAATACACTCTTTTTCTAATTTCTTTTTGGTTTTGAACACCTTTTCTGTGTTAGGTTTAATAGGTTCATATTTGAACTTCATAATATAAAATAATATATTATATTATGGATTTGTTAAGTATTCATCACATTCTTCTATCCTTTGTCAAAAAGAATTGGTTTGTGTTTATCTTTTATTTAATCGTCACGATCGTGCTCTATCCATTACATTACATCTATATTCCTGAATATTACGGAAAGGTCATCAATTCGTTTAAGGACAAAAACCAGAGCGCCTTTATGAACAATTTCAAATGGTTATTGTATATTTATATCGCGTGTTGGTTCACGGAATCGATCGTGTTGTTCTTACAATACCATATCATTCCAAATTTCTCTGAATATGCAACAGGATCTATCTTTGAATTTATCTTAGATCACTATGAACTCGATTTTGAAAACATCCATACCGGTGAAATTTTGTCCAAAATCATACGGATGCCCGGTATTCTATTTGAATACTTAGAAGTCTTTTGTATAGACTTTTTGAAAGAATTCTTTGTGTTGATCACGGCAATCTACAAATATTATTACATTTCGAATGCAGCATTTTTGAATTATCTTTTTTTTATTACGATCAACTATATTTACATTTACATCATGTTTAAAATCTTTTTTGTGTATGGTCTGAAACAAAACACCTTACAAGACCAGATGTATGAAATGTTGATGGATTGTTTTCAAAATCTAGAGTCGGTCTATTCCTTCAATCAAACGTCTTATGAAAAAGACCGTTTTTATAACGTCTGTTTCAAGGATTACAAAGAACAGATGAAACGGTCCTGGATTGTCTATATGTTTGGAGACATGTTCTGGGGAATCGTGACCGTTGCCCTGTTTATTAGTATGAACTATATTCTTTACTCGGAATACAAAAAGAAGAAGATTACCGCAGAAGTCTTGATCAGCACCTTTATTATCACGTTTTCGATCATTCGCCTTTATGAAAAGGCAGAAGCGTCCTCCCATCGGATGGCAGAAGTCTTTAGCAAAATAAAAGATACGGAATTGTTTTTTAATGAAATTTCCAAATACCAAAAAGAGGAACATTCCACCGAATCCTTTCGTTACGGAGACATTTGCTTTAAACACATTTATCACAAATATGGCGACACGTTTGCTTTGGAAGATGTAACCATTGACATCAAAAAGGGTGAAAAAGTTGCTCTGGTCGGTCAAATTGGAAGTGGCAAATCGACCCTCGTGAAACTGTTGTTAGGATATCAACCCATTGTCATGGGGGACATTACCATTGGCGGGGTCAGTCTCAAACAAATCCCTACCGAACAATTGCACGACGAAATCTTCTACATTCCACAAAAACCTAAATTATTCAATCGTCCGCTGTATGACAACATTGTCTATGGTCTCAAGAAACCGCCGACCAAAGAAGAGATTATCAAAAACTTGAATGATTTGGGTCTACAAGATATTGCCACGGTGTTTGAGAAGAAGATGCTGGAAGATGCAGGGATCGGCGGCAATAACCTTTCAGGTGGACAGAGACAAATGGTATGGTTATTACGATCTTTTTATCGACCTTGCCGCATCCTTGTCTTGGATGAACCTACCGCTTCCTTGGACCCTGCCAATAAAGAAACCATGATTCGTATCATTCAAAAAATATCTATAGGTAAAACGGTCATTATCGTGTCTCATGACAACATTGATTCGTCCTTTCGAAAAATTACCATGAATCAGGGTCGTTTGGTTGAATCAAGTTATTTTAGTTAATATATATTAATGGGTGTGACTGAACAACTCGAGTTCGTTCAGGAGTTTTATGATAGATTGAAACTCGAGGATGCGATGGACATGACGGACTTTTTCCAAGACTTAGATTCGAATGATTATGACGAGTTAATCCCCATGTTTCAAGATATACTAGAAGGTAGTCTTTCTTATGGAATGGGACCCTTTGGGGTTTCACCTGTTTCACAAAGTTCACAGGGATCACAGACTTCACCTGTTTCACAAAGTTCACAGGAATCGCAGACTTCACATGAATCGCAGACTTCACACTCACAGGGATCACATAATTCACACTCACATGGATCACAGGAATCGCAGACTTCACAGGAATCACAGACTTCACGGTCTCCATCCCCCACATCGTCAAGAGACTCATCTCATTCTAGAGAGTCATCTCCGTCAAGGGTACAACCTCCGTCAAGTGAACACAAAGAGTCTGACCCTGTCGCGCCTGCGAGACTTGGTCCGAAAGAGACAAGCGGACAAGCATACGGTTTTAAATCTTTTACATGGTCTAGCGGTTCAAGTGGTTCAAGCGGTTCAAGTGATAAAACCGGGTCAAGAGGACAAGCGTTTATACCACATGACACCGTTGATTACAAAGGGGTGGTTCCGATCGTGGATAAACTATTTGAATTCTTTGTTTCTACCGTGAATCCAATCTCTACCGTGAATCCAATCTCTACCGTGAATCCAATCTCTACCGTGAATCCAATCGATACTGTCTCTGAATTATTAAGCGCTACACCGACAAGCGGACAAGCGATGCAAACCGTTTCGGACTTATTAAGCGCTACACCGACAAGCGGACAAGCGGCGCAAACCGTTTCGAAATTATTAAGCGCTACACCGACAAGCGGACAAGCGAAAGAACCTGAACCTGAACCAAAAGA